ATTTCACCTCTCTGTGTGAGTAATTATTAGTTAATTTAAGACTCGCCATCACCCCAAACAAAAACACCACCAGCAGATGTTCGGCCTCCAATCATGTTACCATCAGAATCGGTAAGTGCCTGAGTTGTTATTGGGTTTTCATTTATTGTATTGGTTATCACTAATTCGGCCCAATCATACTTTATGTCCAAAGAGCATTCTAATAATTCATCAGAGGAATAATCTAGCTCGCCCCACGAGATGTTTGTAATTATTGGATTAACTAAACGCCATTGTGTAATTGTAACACCCTCTTCATCTAAAAGCAAAATACTAATTGATCGATTTAAAGAGGAATTTGGATCATTTGGATTGGGAGTTGCATCCGTCAAGCCTCTTCCGAATGAATTGGCAACTGTTGATGCTTTTTCAGTCGTTGTCAAGGGAGATGTGGCTAGTCTTGGATTCTTTCGAGGATCTGGATTAAACCCCAGTGTGTGACCATTTCCTGATTTTTTATACCCATCATTTGGAATGTCGGGGTAATAATAGCCTGAGTTATTTAAAATGTTAAACAATAATTCTGTTGTATCTGTAAAGCCTTTAATCATAGCAACACTTCGAACATCAACAAATGTCATTTTAACTGGTTGCCATGTTGGGATGCCTGGATAGTTAAATTTATGATTAATTAAAGTATACTCTTTTGTTGCAACCTCAACCGATGGAAGAGTGCAAGTTTTAACATTAAATAATTGGTTACCTCCCCCAAACTCAACAATGAATTTGTTTTTTCTTTTAGGATATACGCTTGGGGAGGTCCACCATGACATGTTAAACTCTATGCAGGTCCAAAGAACTCAACGCTGTTATCGTTTGACGCTACACCACCAGAAACATCACATACAGCGTAATCAAAACGAAGTTCTAATTCAATCTCGCCAAGATCATCATTATCATAAGCCAACTCAGGAAGACCGACATTGGTGATGAAAGGATTGTGCAAGGTCCATTGCTCAATAATCTTTCCATCAGCGTCAATCTGCTGAATCAAGATGTTTGAAATGAACGCTGATTGAGCTTTTCCTTTTGACATTGAAGTAAATTGAGAATTTGCAGATGCTGGAATCTTATATCCTGAATCGACAATCAATTGAAGGATGTTGGCAGTTGCGTTAGGAGAAGCAGGATCAACAAGAGTCATAGAGATCTTGTCCCACTCAACACGACCGGGAAAGTAATAGTGGTGATCCATAAAAGAATGCTTTGCTTCGGTAACAGTAAACTTAGGCTTACCAACCTTCTTTGCGAACCAAACGATTGGACCATTTTGTCCGGTAAGACCTTCAAATGTGATTTGAAATCTATAATTTCTTTTTGGCTCGGAACCGGGGTTATATTGGGCAGACCAGAATGTCATTGAATTAATCTCCTATTATTAATAATTATCACGTTACACAAATTCCGCACCGGTGTTGGTAACGATTAGATCAACAACGATGTATTCGATTGCTCTTGTAGGTTTGATATAAATCTTTGCGTACAAGATGTTTCTGTCGATAAGATCAGCAGTGGTTGTGTTCTCATCAAGAACAATCTTGTATTCGGTTACACCTAGGTTTGCTTGAACGTTTGATAGAACGCCATCTGCTTGAGACTTAAATCGATTCCATGTTGTTTGAACATTTGGTTCGAAAAGAAGTCTTCTTGAAATGTTTGAAAGCTCATGCTTAAGATAGATAAGAAGTCTTCTAACGTTAATTCTATCAAGAGCAGATGGGAACGCTTGAAGTGTCTTCTGACCAAAGATAACAATACCTTCGCCGGGGAATGAAGCAATTGGGTTAATGTTAAATTTGTATAGATTGTCTCGATCTTTTGATGAGAGGGCCTCACGAACATTAACAACACGAGGACCGCCGATTCCGCCGAGAGGGCTTAAGCCACCACGGGTAAATCCAGCAGGCGCAAACCAAAGTTCTGATTGAGCAGTTGACTTAGCAAAGGCGCCAACGGCAGCGACAGAAGGTGGAACATAAAGCTTACCAGAGGCAGTTCCTGTATTAGTTTGAACTTGAACCCATGGATGGAATGCACATGCATAACTTGAGTTTAGTTTTCTAAGCTTAAGTTTGTTAATTGTGCTAGATACTGAGTAATAAACCTCAGAGCTAGCTTCTGTGGTTGGAACGAACGCTTCTTCAAGATCGATAACGCCAAGCAGGTCTTTTCTAGTCTCGCAAGTTGAGATGATTTTATCAGTTACTCTTGTTGCAGTTACACCGGGAATTGAAAGCGTATTTGCGATAACTTGCTCATTGTCTTTAATAGAGTCAATTGCAAGATTAACAGAGTAAAGCATTGCGTTGTTAAGATCCGTTTGGTTTGCAGCAGCAAGACCATTAGCATTCTTAAATGGTTCTTTCTCGCTTAT